CAGTTCTACCATTCACTATCTTTCTAAAAGGAGATGTACCATTATGGCTACACCTACAACACCGCCACGCCGAAAAACGGCCTGGTGGGAGATTTTGCTCCAATTGACGGCAACACTGTTGCCCGTCGTTATTGGTGCCGTGTCTAGAGATGAGGCCGATGAGGCCCCTACTCAAATCCACGTCCGTTCGGAAGAAGGAAAAGGCAACATTTCTGTTGTCACCTATCCTCCGATCAGCCTTTCAAAGGCTTTGGAAATATCTCATCAAGATTAGTGATGCTCAACCATTTTCTAAGGTGCAGGTAACAGATTGGCTGTTGCCTGTTAAGGGCATCAGCAAGGGGAGCTGCGTGGCTTGATGTTCGACCCCCATATTTTTGGAGGCGACATGAAAAGCAACGTAAGTGACTGTCTAGAGTTCATGGAGCAAGTCTATATAGACGCTACCATGAAGTGTGTCGCTGATGTCTCTGATTTACGTGATCTTGAAACTATAAGATCACGAGTCAAAGGTGAAGGTTTGTCGTTTCTAACGATAACCCTTCCCAACTTTTGTAAGGACTTCGAAAGAAGCCTTGCGGTTGGGTTTATCGACTCTACACTTTTTGCCGGTTTTTCAAAGGCAAAAGGTGGGTCAATCCCTGCATTCTTGCAAGGTATGACAAGTCGCATCTTTGACAGAGAGACAGGAAGGATGTTTGAAAATGAAGATACCCCCTCAAATATTCGAGGAGACTCAAGTGATGTTCCTACTATTGTTGAATCTGTACGGCAGTTATGCTGTACATTCAAGAAAGTGGAAATTGAATGCACCCCAGCAAGGGTTGCATTCGCACTTGAGAGCTTCGTTTCCATTGAGCAGTCTCTTGGAACGTTTTCTATTCCAGACGAAGACCGCACCCAGTTTCTGGGTGTTTCTTCTTGCTTGTGGGGCGCTATGGTTGCTGATTTTTCAGCTTCCAACTGTGTCCCTCGGCATGGGCCTGGTGCTACCGCTGAACATCTTTCGGGTAACCGAAAGTATCAGTGGTTATACTGGCACGATCGTCTCGAGCCTTATTTCCCCATTATCGATAACGGGTACCCTTTGGGTACTCCGTGTGATTCTAGGGAGCTCGAAATGGTATCGATTGTGCCGGAGGATCAGGAACAACCCGTTAGGGTTGTTACTGTCCCGAAAACGTTGAAGAGTCCCCGCATTATCGCTATAGAGCCTTGCTGCATGCAATTTGTGCAACAAGGGATTCGAGATTATCTTTATGAGAAGCTCGAGTCCTCAAGGATGACCGCTGGCCACGTTAATTTCCGTGACCAATCGATCAATCAAAAGCTTGCGATAGTTGCGTCGAAGACAGGTCAATATGCTACGATTGATCTTTCAGATGCCAGTGACCGAGTTCCTCGATCGTTGGCTCTTGAGATGTTTCGTTCTAGTCCTGAAATTCAGGCTAGTATTGAAGCATGTCGATCGACTAGTGCACAACTACCTGATGGGAGAATTATTTCTCCTCTCAAGAAGTTTGCGTCTATGGGTAGTGCTCTCTGTTTTCCAATTGAGGCAATGTACTTCTACACAATTTGTGTAGTTGCCTTGTTGGCTCACAGTGACCTTCCTATAACCCTAGAGAATGTTTATAAAGTCTCTAGGAAGTTATACGTATATGGTGACGATATTATCGTCCCCACGTACGCGGCGAATACTGTTCTCGATTACCTACAAAAGTACAATTGTAAGGTAAACTCCAATAAGACTTTCGTGAGCGGAAGCTTCCGAGAGTCATGTGGTGTTGACGCATTTTCGGGGTACCAGGTTACACCTGTTTACCTTAGAAGGATGCGTCCTGAGAACAGGCAGCAGGCTTCACAAATCATCTCGTGGGTAGCTACCGCCAACCTCTTCTATTTGAAGGGATATTGGCGGACTACACAGTTCATGTTTAATAAACTTGAACGGATCATAGGAAATATTCCCTATGTTTCCAAGACTAGTGAAGCTTTGGGCCGTATCTCTTATCTAGGTTATGAGTCCGCCGAGAGGTGGAACTCTGATCTCCAACGCTTTGAAATAAGGGCGTTGGTTCCTAGGCCAGTTGACCGTACTGATCATCTGGAAGGATATGGTGCACTAGCTAAGTGCTTCTTGGGTTTACTAGGTCGTTCGGAAACCGAACCTCCTAGCTCTCAGGAACGCTCTCAGTTAGAGCGATCTGCACTGCACGGCGCAGTTACACTAAAACGCCGTTGGGTCCCGCCACATTAGGCGGGAGGGGTCTCACGACCTCGGGGTGGCTTTCAAGGGCCCCTTATGGGGATTCTTGGCAGTGCAGCCAC